TCCCTTCTTCTTTCGACGCGCTTTCATTGTGAGACAAATCAGTACTAAACATAAGAACGAGTGTATTGTCGAAAAAATCGACCGAAAAGTCAGGGTACGCAATCAGGGCCTCTACAAGGCTAGGAATCCGACAATGATGGATATAGGGCGAAGCCGAGATACTAGAATACTCTACAAAATCAGAAACGGGAGTATGCGCAAGAGCATCAAGAGGTAATGTCGAAAACTGGTCATCTTTAATACAACCGACCTGAATAATATCGACATTAAGAGCCGGATTAATACGGCGGACAACTATATGAACCTGTGTCATAATAATACAATTTAATATTTCAGTTAAAGCTTATTATAAAAATGCTTCCAGGCATCAGAATGCTTGATCCAGAATTCGTAACCCTCAGGAGTCGAAGTAAACAGAAAAGCAGAAGAGATGAGGGACTCGGGGCCGAGGTAAGGCGTACGGTAAACATATCGAATGTGCCTACGCAAGCAGTCTCGAAAGGTTTTCCGAAGCGTAGGGACGCGGTCGTAGTTCGCCCTAAAGGCAGTAAATATTCCTCGACGGACAAGCCACTCTACGAAGGCATACTCTATAACATCGACTGACAGTTTGTCAATTACAGGTAATTCATGCTTTTTCATAATAATAAGATTATTGGTTTACAAGGCAAATTTAATAATAAAATATTAAAATGCAAAAAAAAATCAACAATTCTAGCGAGAGTGTCGAGTAGTATTGTACGAACTTGAATGGGTGCCACGAGTCATCTCTGTTTTCGCGTAACCAACAAGATTTCCTCTCGAGTCATAACGAGTTGTGAGCGAAGAGCCGGCAGAATCGCTGGTAGAACCGCCAGCAGAGATAGTCTTAGACGCGCGAGACATGCCTCCACGAATTATACCTGCACCGGTAATACTGGCGGCCGCACCAACTAAGGCTTTGGAAATTTCGACATACGGATCAACCTTTGCATTACGAAGGGCAATACGAGCTTGCTCAGGAAGAAAGTCAGACGCATTCGCCTCATTTATAATAGTTTTGTCGTGAAAGTCTTTAAGCGACATCGAAACTTTAAAAGTCTTAGGGCCGGGATTCCCACGGGTGATGGGATTCCTGCTTCTAAGATTTTTTGAATACTGAGGATTCGGAATTTCAATATCGAAACGCTTTTCCCAATTACGCGCGAGCTCATTAACAGCATCGAGATTATTTAAACGTAAAGACTCTATAACCTCGCGAGCCTGTTCACCAAGAACCTGATTTAGAACAGCCTGAGTATTCATCATAAAAGCTTGCGCCGACATAACAGCACCCAAATGTTCATTCTCAATATCCAAACGACGAACTTCCCCGGCGACAAGGACGGCCTGGCTCTTCTTCTCGTCAATAGCGCTAAAAAGAGTTGCATCTGAAATAAAAAGCGCATTCTTTTCAAGACTCTCCTGCACCTTAAGAACATCAGCGGCAGCTATATTATGCTTAGCAGTAGCCTGTTCTAGAGCTACACGAGTTTGAGCCATAAGAGTGTATAATTGATTACCAACATTTTGATCATCAATCGACCGAGCCTCAGCATTATCACGATTAGCGGCGGCGGCATTGCGATCAATCGTCGACTGAGCAACCATATTCTGTGCAATAGCAGTAGGGTCACCGATGGGTAAACCGCCGGGGCTAACAGGAGAACCGCCGGAGGGGCCAGCAGCGGAGGGCATAGGAGCAGAACCTCCCGACATCGTAGCGTTTACGCCAACACCGGAAGAACCTAAAACAGCAGCAGGAGTTACACCAGCCTTTAGGTAACGACCGAAAACCTTCGTAGGATCATTATAAGCGTTCTCGTAATCAAATTGTTTCTGCCAATTAGCATAGGAAAGCTCTGACTGCTTTTGCATTTGCTCTAAGGCGTACTGCTGTTGGAGCTTCATCTGCTTTTTCTGAAAACGCCATTGGCGGCGGGCATTCATTCCTCCAAAAAGCTGGCCGAGGGCGCCAGTAATCAAGCCAGTAGTACCCGTAGAGGCGGCGGATTGGCCAAGAGCTTCGCCGAAAGATGCGGCGGCGGCAGCAATAGGAACAGGCATACTACACGTTAGTTAAATTGTTAGAACGGATAATATAATCGACACGCACAGTATCGATATGAACGCCACTACGCTGTATCTTAGCCTGGGCAGAACACGAGGCAAGAAAAAAAGCGGCTAAAGCAGCAACAATGGAAGAGATAAGCGTCCAAAATGCCTTCGACTTGTAAAACGGGGGTTTAATATCAGACATAGTAGTAAAATTTAAAGAACGATAGAAAAATGCGCGAACTCTCCTGCAGTCGTTACCAATAACCTCTAGCAATTCACGGACTCTCGCAAGAGGGGTCCGCGCACGTAGCATATATCATCAAGTAAAGAAAGAACTATTTTTCTTCAGAATTAGGGGGCGTTGAAGTAGTATTGGGCTTATCGAGCATAGAATCAATAAGTTCCTGACCGACTTCAAGACCATCAAACTTATCCATACGAGAGAACGAGTTAGGGTCAAAGTCGATATCAGGGTTAAACTTCTCCCCCTTCTCAAAATCAGAAGGCTCGACCATCACATCCGGACGACCAGGAAGAACATCGACGGAACCAGAGCCGTCAAGAACAGATAAAATACGCTGACCGCGAGAAATATAACTTTCACGATCTTCAATCATCCAATCCAGTGCCATAAAATGTAGTATTAACGGTTAGACAAACGAGTTGCAAAGGTTTTATTAATTAGGTTCTTCTTCTGAACAGCATAAGACATATTCACGAAGAAATTATCTTCTACATTAGACAGAAACGGCGAATTGACCTGCGACAAATCAACAAAAAGAGCAGGCGCATAATCAGCCTTCGAAGGCCAATAGGAACTCCAATTCAACTGACGCTGCTGCACCCAATAAGCATAAAGACTTCGACCGCTGACACTCCCGGCGGTACTAGAAATCTGACCTAGAACTTCATCATAGGAGGATCGAAACTCATTAAAGCAGGGCTCCTGCGAAAAAGTCGTTTCGACGACACCTCCGACAAGATTACCAAAACGCCAATTAGGTACACTTTGATATCCTATATCATTGTAAATCGGGTTGAAATAATCAGAGCCTCGATAATTCAAGTAGTCTGGTTTAATCTGCGACCAATAATAAACAGGTCGAATACTTAGCATATCGATCAAATAACCAGGCTCGCGGAAATAATAGGACTGCCGTCGACCCAAACGATCATTAAAGGCGATAGCTCCACCCTGCTGACCAAGAGGACCTGCCGAAGAACTACTATCAAAATTATTAAATCCAGCTTGATTCATAACAACCTGTACGTTAATAGTCTGCGATGCACTAAACAGCAGCTTGGGGCGGTCAACGTGTTCAATTTTAGAGGCAAAAAACGTCTCGAGCCAATCGCTATAACGAGAACCACCAGCGCCGAGGAGGTCTTTGTACTCCTGGAGACGGGAAGCAATAGCCAACTGCGGAATAGTTTGGACGCCAGTCATTGAAACGGCAGAGCTACTACCAATAGGAAGGAGTCGACTAAATCGATCAGGATTAGCCGGGACGACGGCCATAGGATGAGCAAGATTAAAAATGATAGGCTCGGCTATACCCTTTGTATCGTCACGCGAAGAAAATTGATCGAGAGGGGCTGAATTTCCCCAAATTTGAAGCGCGGTTGGTTGACTCGCAACCGGATAACCGTCACCGGTAGCACCAGCAGCAGCACCAGAAGAGGCAATATCAGAAGCGATGACCTGCCGAAGCAAAGCAGAACGGCAATAAGTATTATTGGAAGACGCTACAGCTGCGGGGTAAAACTGACTCTCAAAATAAGCGTCAAGGAATTCAAGATTACCATAACGTTGAGTAAAATACGAATCCGAAGCATTCGGATTAAAGACAAAAGTACCATTTGAGGCGGTAGAATGACTTGTCACGGTGTAATACCAAGAGGCGGGCCAAGCAAAAGAATAAAGTCCCCACTGCGAATAACTGTAATAATTTCGGACAATATCCCAATAAGCAAGATACGTATCTGCGTTAGCCCAAACACCTCCAACAACATTCGAGGGGAGCACAATACCGGAAGTTGAAGCGGGTGTAGTAAAATCAACAGAACGATTAGATACGCGCAGCCAATACATAAGTGAATTAGGGAAAGTCGCAGTAACAGAAGGAGTC